AACCCATCATGCCACCAGGAGCGGCAGTGTACCAGGGATGCGCAGCAGAGGGAACAGAACCCCATGCTGACGAATACACGCTGTACGGAACCTCATTGGCAAGGATGTCCAACGGATCACTAACAGAGCCAAATCCAGTCAACGGCTGAGAAGCAGGATCCAGCTTAAAATTCGCACTGCCAGTAGAATCACTGACTTGAGACAGAGAACAGCCGTAAGAATTCTTCGCAGCGACAAGTTGCACAGCATCACTACAAGTACGAGCAGTTGCGACATTCAAAAGAGCACTGCCCGGAAGAAAGAAACTGAAATCATCACGACTGATAGAATTGCCGTTGAGAGAGCAAAGCTTAGGCTTCCGAAGAACAACAGTGTACGTCACCCACAACTCCCCAAGCGCTTGACCAGCATAGGTAGCAGGCGCGTTCAACAGGGCCAAATTCAATTGACCCAAATCGTACTGCTTCAAATCCTCAGTAGAGGGAAGACTCGTATACCGGACGAGCTTGCAACCGTTGGTGTCCGGAAGCTTGTGAGGATCACACTCGACACCATGCAACATGTCCTGAGACGTCTTGCACGACATGGCACCTTCGTACATCATCATGGTCTCCTTGTCCGCAAATGGCTCACTGGTAGCATTGTACTGCGTAGCCATCACAACTTGTCCAACTTGGCCAGACGCAGCAGCAAAATCAGCAACCGTGGTCTTAAACGTAAAAACACACTGCAAAAGCATGTACTCTTCGAAATTGGACGCAAGTTGGCTCAGCCACGGGAACAATGTCGGTAAACCAGGATTGATGGGTGCCGCAATGTTGTAAAAAGGAGTGCCAGCAGCAGGAGCGTAGATATCACGAATATACTCGCGATGAGACAACGTGATAGCCGTCAAATCCTTGCCTGCAAACGTCGGAACGACAGAAGAAGCACTAGGCTCCATAATAGTGTCGTTGGCAGCAGGAGCGCCTTCCTCATAGGCACCTCTACCAGACAAACGGCTGTAAGCACCACGGCCTGCCAATCGGCTATAACCACCACCACCGAAAAACGAAGAAGCCATATCACCAGCTTTGTCGCCAAGAAAACCACCAATGGCAGCACCAGTGGGGCCCCCTAAAAAGCTTCCGGCAGCTTTCCCAAGCAAATTGCCCCAATAACCACCTTTACCATACCAACCCATGGACCGGCGGAGAGCTTGATTCTCAGCATTCGCTTCCTGAAACGTCTGACCAGGAGTCATCCCGAGGGCCTGGGCGGCCTGGGATCCGCGGGGGACGTAGACGTGGGCGTACTGACTTGATGGCCACTTACCACGGACATAAGCACGGCGCGCAATCGCTCGTCTCTGGTAACGAGATACAGAATAACGACTGCGGCTATACTTACGGCGCCCGTAACTCCGAGAGCGGGATCCATAGGACCTGCGTTGAGAGCGTGATCCAATGTTAAGGCTCACACTGGCAGGGACGTTAACACTGCCAGCCTGCATCGTACTCACCGCCTTCTGTAGGGTCTTGACGCATAAGAAGGAGGGGCCTGACGAACATCTTGAGACACAATTACAGGAGCAGGAGCACCACCTTCGGCAGGGTCATCAAACCGCTCTGGTTCAAACGAGTGTGCTTCCTGAGCATTACGTTCACGTTGGTACATACGCTGCATGTCCCGTAAGCTTGCAGCCTGGTGAACATCCCACTGCTGTTGGAACGCTGCAGCGTCCATATCCGCGACAACAGCGCGGAAACAACACACACATACTTAACGTCAGTAAGTAGTGTAGTGTAATGCCTACCCGAGGTAATACTGTACTCGGGTAGGCATGCACTACTTTCCTAAATTAGCCTGCGGCGCTCTTTTCATAATTTAACTAAAAAATAACGCGGCAAGCGCCGGAGCGCAATGAGCCGCCGAGCGCCGATACCGATAGCAAGAATTCCGCAAGATCATGACCCACAAGCACCAAACGCATATGAACGAATGCGTGACTTGCGAAGAGGCAATATGCATAACTTCAGGTTCTACCCAGGGACAACGGAGTGGGAGCTGATGCGAAACACAGCAGCTGGGAGAGAAGCCATGGGACAACACATGGCATTGTACAGAATCTACGGCGAAGCACCGCAAGGAGGGCAATTGGTTGAGCAGCATATCACAAGATTGACAAACCAAACTGCCACACAGCTTCGAGCCATAAACTACGAGGCTCTGGATGTAGGAAATATCAATGATCGACTACACGATTACGTAGAGGCACTCAAACAACATGTAGAACAGCATCGCCAACAATAATTTGTCCGGCGGACTTACTTACTTACTATTGAGATACCGGACAAACTAATTACTCCGCTTAGGGGGGTGGGCCCCCTGCCTCAAAATGAAATAATACTGAAATAAAACACCGGACAATTAAGTTACGTTTTGTGATAGGGTTGTAAAGCTGGATGACCGTCGCTTGGGTGACCGTGCATGCACGGGGGGGTGGTGGGCACGGACCACGGACCGCGCACGGAATTTTCAAACTTTTTTTTAATTTTTTCAAATATCGCCCACAACATGGCCTCCGCTTCCGAAGCTTCAAAGCCCAAAACAAGTATGTTCGCAATGTCCGCCGAGCGCTACAACCAGCTCAACAATCGCATGACCGCACAATACTCTGGCGTGACAGTGCTCAACGATGATGAACGCAAGCGTGTCGCACCTATCATCGTGCGCAGTGCCCGCTGGGTAACTTCACAAATGGGCACTGCTGGCTTCCCATTGCGTGTTGATCACGAAGTGTGGCGCTGCTACATGTAAACTTACTCAATAAATGCAGAGCAACAAAATCCTACTCGTCACTGGGTGTTCACCTTGAACAACTACGGAGCAGGAGAAGAAAACGGCACATGGCTTCCTGATTGTGAATACTTCGTCATCGGACAAGAAGTCGGAGAGTCAGGAACTCCTCACCTGCAAGGTTACTGCGTCTTCATGGACAGATACCGTCTCGCTCAAATCAAAAAGGCACACGCTGTCTGTGACAGATGTCACTGGGAACCACAAAGCCAGTTCTCGACGCCGAAACAAGCATCCGACTACTGCAAGAAAGACAAGCTTTTCGTCGAACATGGAGAATGGTACATTGCTGCTTATGACGACCCGCACTTCCCCCAATCGTCAGACACTGAAGACTACTCTTCCTTCGATGAAGAGGAGTTGAGTGAAGACGAAGATCTCACTGCACAAGATGTTCCTAAACGGAGCAAAAGTGTCACAATTGCATCGCCGCCCGCACACTTAATGCGTTATTAGCCCACTCACTGGCGGACAAGCCACAAAACGTAAATGGGATGATGCCCTAGAGTCTGCAAAAGCTGGTGACTTTGATTCCATTGATCCACACATTCAACTGCAATACTACAACACGCTGCGTCGCATTCGAAACGACGAACTCCTCAAAGGCTCTTCATTGCAAGGAGATTTGGAAAATTTGTGGTACCATGGCCCGCCTGGCAGCGGCAAATCTTTGTGTGCTCGAACTAAATTCCCCGATTGTTTCCTCAAGGCACTCAATCACTGGTGGGATGGATATCAAGGAGAAGAAACAGTTCTTATCGAGGAATGGGAACTCACAAGCTCACGTTTCCTTGGACACCATCTCAAGATATGGGCAGACAGATACCCTTTCAAACCAGAAATCAAGGGAGCAGTGCTGCCACCACAACGACCTAAAAGGATCATCATCACAAGCAACTACTCAATGGAAGAATGCTTTGGACACGACCCGACACTGCTGGCTGCAATCAACAGGCGTTTCAAGTCCATCGACTTCGGAGAGCACCCATACGTCTACGTCGAGCCTCCGATCAACTTGCTCGTCAGAGATCCCGACGTTTGACGAAGACGGTTGGTTAAATATGTAAATTTACTAGCACGAAAACTTGCAAAAACGTGCACAGAACCTTTCAAATTGTGACATACGGAACACCAGTTGCAGCATACTGGTACAGAATACGATCCTTCTGTCCAGAAACACTCTGAGAAGACGAGGCATTGTAATTGGACACCACAACCTGTAAAAGGGTAGTGGAAATAATGACCGAAGAAACTGCCACCGTGAGAACGGGAAAACCAAGGTACAAACGGTTGCGAATTCCGTTGGTGGCAGGCAACAACCGAACATGGAGAATCTGCTCGGTAGAAAGAGCTTCAAAATCAGTTTGAGGATTGCTGGGAAGGTCAGTCAAGGCGTTGTTCACGGTGCGAACGTAATGCGAAAACCGCTGTGTAACAGGGGAAACTACTCCTGTATTCTCAACAATGTCCTTGAAACGGAACACATTGCCAGCACCAAGAAACTGCATAGTTGGAATGGGCGCAGAAAGGCTAAGGTCAGCATAACGAAGACGAATCTCGACAGGACCTTGCGCATTGTCCGGAAACGTCAAACAATGGGTCAAATAACAACCCATCATGCCACCAGGAGCGGCAGTGTACCAGGGATGCGCAGCAGAGGGAACAGAACCCCATGCTGACGAATACACGCTGTACGGAACCTCATTGGCAAGGATGTCCAACGGATCACTAACAGA